ATTATATTGAGATTCCAGAACACATTATGGGTGTTCAAGGTATTTTCAGATTTGATGATAATACCATTTCACAAAACATGTTCAGTATTTCATATCAGATTTTCCTGAATGATGTTTATAACTTTAGTTCGGTTGAACTCCTGAACTACACTATGGTTAAATCATATCTGGAAACTATTCAGTTCTTGATAAGTCCAGATAAAAAAGTAAGATTCAATAAGAGAGGAAATCGTCTATACATTGATATGGACTGGGCTTCACAAACTGCAGGGGATTACCTTGTTATTGATTGTTATCGACTTCTTGATCCTTCTACATATTCAGAAGTTTATAATGATAGTTTCCTCAAGAAATATCTGACATCCCTAATCAAACGTCAGTGGGGTCAAAACTTAATCAAGTTCCAAGGTGTTCAACTTCCTGGTGGTACTACCTTAAATGGTAGACAACTATATGATGATGCAAACGCAGAATTGGCGGCTTTACAACAACGAATGTCATTTGATTATGAACTTCCACCCCTTGATATGATCGGCTAATGTCTCCATTAAATCCTTTTTTCAGACAAGAAGTTGCCAGTGAACAAAGACTGGTACAGGATTTGGTCAATGAACATCTTAGGATGTATGGCCAAGAGGTTTATTACATGCCCAGAAAATATGTGGGCACAGACTCCATCATGCGAGAGAATATTCTTTCTCGATTTGATGATGCATATCCAATTGAGGCCTATATTGCAAACGTAGAAGGATTCCAGGGTTCTGGTGATCTGATGACCAAGTTTGGTATCAGAGTAACTGATGAAGCCACATTTATTATTTCCAAAGAGAGATTTCAGGACTACATTACTGAAATCATGACAAACGTTGAGTCTGGAGAGGACCGACGTAGACAAGATGAAGATGGTAATATTGCAGAAAGACCTGTTGAGGGAGATCTAATTTATTTTCCTCTCACAGACAGTTTATTTGAAATTAAGTTTGTTGAACATGAAAATCCTTTCTATCAGTTGGGACAACTTACAACTTATGAATTGAGATGTGAGTTATTTGAATATGAGCAAGAAATCGTCGATACTAGTATCAGAGAAATTGATGATAATCTGGAGGATATTGGATATGTCGTTACTGTTGTTCTTGCGGGAGCTGGTGTAACTGCAACTGCAATTGGTGGTGTTAGAAATGGTGCTGTAAATGAACTTGTTCTTATCAATGATGGTTATGGATATACTCAGGCACCACTTGTATCCATTTCTACCTCACCAAATGGAAGTTCTAATGCAAACGCAACTGCTGTAGCCATCAGCACAATTGGTGCAGGATCTACAACATATTCTATCCAATCTCTCAGAATTACAAATACTGGATTTGGATATACAGAACCTCCAACTGTTACGATTGTTGGATCTGGAGTCGGTGCAAAAGTACGTGCGAATATTGCTACTGAAGGTGCATTCTACGTTCAGAGCTTTACTGGAGGATCTGAATATTCTGGAATTCCTAACGTTGCAATTGCTACTTCACCTGTGGGTCTTGCAACTGCAAATGCATCTGTTGAAGCAGTTGTGTCTTCTGCAGGAACTATCTCTGCACTCAGAATTGTTAATGCTGGATTTGGATATACACAATCTCCTACCCTCACATTTGACGCTCCTTACAAAAAGAGACCTGCGAGTGATCTTACCGTTGGATTTACGACAGCACCTGTTGGTTTAGGAACAGTCACTAGTGTCATTATTGGTGATGCTGGATTTGGATATACAGTCGCACCTACTGTAGAGTTCTCTGATCCCACTGGATTCAGTGCTGGTATTGTCACGGCTCTACTTGCAAATGCTGGTGTTGGTAGCACATTGAGTGCATTGTTGGTAGGTATTGGAACAACAATCGGTGCTGGTGAATATGAATCAACGGGTAATGGTTATGGTCAAGTTCCCACTCTTACCATTTCAGATCCATCTGGTTTCAGATCTGGAATCGTAACAGTTGGTTTGAATACTGTTGGACTTGGCACCACAACCGTTGAAAATATCGCTCTGGTTGGATTTAGTACTGTTGTCGGTACTGCAGCCACTGGTTCTGTAAACGTCAGTGTTGCAAGTACGGATGATATTGTTCTCGGAGATACTGTAACCGATACAGTTGGATTAGTTACTTCTGGAACAACTGTTGCTGGATTTACAACGACTGGAGAAATTACACTTAGCACCATTCCAAATGCTGCTGGTGTCTCTACATTCACGTTTAGTAGAGAATCTTCTGTTGGATTTGGAACAACTGTATTTGATAATGTTGGTTTTGGATCTACAATGGCATTTATCACTCTTGATAATCCTGGTGCATTCTATGCCACTGCACCGATCCTTACAATTGCAGGCCCAAGTACCTCTTATAGTCCTACTGGACAAGCTGCTACTGCAGAGGCATTCATTAACTCAAGTGGCATTATCACAGGAGTAAATCTAACTTATATTGGATTTGGATATAGTACATCGGATGATTTAACAGTAACCTTAACTGGTGGAATTGGCACCGCTACTGGTACTGTTGGTATTGCAACCAGTACAGGTAAGATTACTTCTGCTACTCTTACTGACGTTGGATTTGGTTACACTACCGTTCCAACAATCACTCTGAACGGTGGTATATCGACCGCCACGGGTACTGCAGTCATTAGTGCTACAGGAAGTGTCACTGGAGTAACAATTACTAATCCTGGCGCAGGATATACCACGCAACCAACCGTGAGTATTAGTCTTCCAAATACTCCTGTCAACACTGGAGATTATGTTTATAATGAGATTGTTACAGGACAAACTGGCCTCGCCACTGCACTTGTAAAAGATTGGAATGCAACCACAAGAACCTTAGAACTCTATAGTGTTGCTGGAGATCTTAGAGTTGGTGAAATCCTTGCTGGATCCGCAACCACAGTATCCACTGCCAACACATCTCACACAACTGCAAATTATTTTGTTGAGTCCGTCTCTTATGAAAATGATGATGCAACAGGTGTAGATTCTTTTGAATCTAATACAGAAATCCAAGATGCAGCCACAGATGTTGATGGTATTGTGGATTGGACAGAGACTAATCCTTTCGGTACTTTCTAAATAGTTAAAAAACATCATGGTTGGCACATATTTTTATCATCAAATCCTGAGACGAACCGTCATTGGTTTCGGAACTCTTTTTAACAACATCGAAATTCGTCAGAAGAGCGATGCTGGTACAGAAGAGAATAGGATGAAGGTGCCATTGGCCTACGGACCAATGCAGAAATTCTTAGCCAAGATTGATCAACAGCCAAACTTGAGGGGAAGACCTGCAATCACTCTCCCCAGACTGTCTTTTGAGATGACAGGTATTACATATGATCCAACTAGAAAGGCTACGGTAACTCAAACCTTCAAATCGGTAAAGGGCGACAATGCGGGTGTAGTAAAAAAAGTCTACATGCCCGTTCCATACAATGTTGCATTTCAGTTGAGTATCGCAACAAAAACAAATGATGATATGCTTCAGATTATGGAACAAATCCTTCCATATTTTCAACCATCACTTAGTGTAACTATTAACTTGGTTGATAGTATTGGTGAAAAAAGAGATGTTCCTATTGTGATTGAAAACATCAACATGTCCGATGACTACGAAGGAAACTTCGATAATCGTCGTGCCATGATCACAACGATTTCATTTACGGCCAAGACTTATCTGTTTGGTGCAATCGCAGACACTCCAGATGGTCTTATCAAAAAAGTTCAAGTCGATTACTTCACTGATACTGATAAGGTACGCGCAAGAAGAGAAGTGCGTTATCGTGCAACTCCCCGTGCAACCAAAGATTATGACAATGACAACACAGCGACTCTGTTCAAGGCCTTGACAATCAAAGAAACAATTCTTTCTGTCACAAATGCATCAGGACTTGCAGTTGACGATTACATTGTTATTGGTAGTGAAAATATGCAAATACGCTCCATCTCGGGAAATGATGTCACCGTGTATCGTGGAGTTGATGGAACAACAATCTCTGAACATATTGCTGGATCTTCTATAGATGTGATCAGTGGAACTAGAACGCCTGATCTACCTCTGACTGGAGATGATGCATCCATCCTTGATGGTGATGACTTCGGTTTCAATGAAATGACATCTTTCTATCAGGATTACAAAGAATATTCCCCATCACAGGGTACTGATGTTTAATAGTGAGGAAGCCCAATGTCGAACGATTCAATCGGGGATGCTCTTGAAATTACAACGTCAGATGGACGTGATGAGGTTACCCCTGTTAGCCGCGATGTCGAAGTCGTTAAAAATTCAAGAGAAGAAAAAACAGACGTAAAGAGAGACTACGAATATACTCGTGGTCAACTTTATTCACTCATCGAGAAAGGTCAAGAGGCCATCGATGGGATCATGGAAATCTCACAAGAAACTGGGTCTGCCAGAGCCTATGAAGTTACTGGTCAGATAATTAAGAGTGTGGCTGATGCCACTGATAAATTATTAGACCTACAGAAAAAATTAAGAGACATTGAGGAACCCAAAGAAAAAGGTCCTAACAATGTAACCAACGCATTATTCGTAGGGTCAACTGCTGAGTTGCAAAAACTTCTTAAAAAAGGAAAACTAGATGGCTGATTCTAAACCTGAAATCGAAAAGGAACAGGATGAAGACAAAAGTGAAGTTCTTGGTAATTTAGTAAAAGTAGTCGTTCTTATTTGGTCTGCGTCTTTGTTAACGTTTAGTTACGTTCGTTTGCCAAATGGTCAAAAAATCTTAGACTTTGACCCAACGTTTATTGCTTCAGTTTTCAGTGGCTCTTTGGCCGCTTTTGGACTGAGCCCCGCTAAAAATGGTAGTGCTCCAAAGAAAGCCCCGCCTATCGGTAAAAAGGAGGAAGACAATGCAAAAGTTAATTAATGCACTTGCAGTAGTGTCATTTGTTGGTGTAGCAGGTATCATCGGTGGTGGTGCATACGTCTATACACAACGTGATGCACTGATTGAAAATGCTAAAGAAAAAATCACAAAGGCTGCAACAGAAGCAATTGCAGGAGCACTTCCTGGATTGATTGATGCAGCAATGCCTGAACTTCCTGGAGTAACTGGTGGTGCTATTCCTATGGGAGAGGATAAAGGTGGTTCTGTACCTGGAATGAGACTTCCTTAATGGCAGAGATTCCTGACATTGGTATTAGAAACGTGGAAATTCGTGATGTAAGTCTTCCGAACTGGATGACTACACCTCCACAATCAATCCCACCTGTTGCTCCAGTAACTCAACAGGTGGGAGTTCCTATTATTAATATTCCTGGGTGTGTTGAAGCACACATTGATAATAGTGACGGGAAGAATAAAAATCTTGTAGGTGATGATCCTGATGGTGCTAGGGTCTTCTGTGATGGTAACATGCCATCGTACAATCCTATAGATTATACACCTGAAAATTTAATAATCACTCGGCCTGCAGAAGTTCCTAAAGTTCCTACACCGCCGACTCCAGAAGTAAAAGCTCCAGAGATTCCTAAGGCAGCTGCACCTACTACTGCGGTCGTGGAGGAACAACCAGAACCAGAACCTGAGATTCCTTGGACTGAGAAGTATCTTCCTGCTCCAGAAGCAGCAACAACCACTGCTGCCATTGCTGTAGTCGCTACAACATCAGCACTGTTAGCAAAACCTCTGGCAGATCTCCTACTTAAGGTGATCAAACCAACGGTCAAGAAAGTTATTAAAAAGATTGCTGCTATCCGAGGAAAGAAAACTCCTATCGAGTCTGTAAAGGAGCGCCGAGATCAGCAGCGGATTCGCTCACACGCGATTCGGAAGCTGAAGGGGAAGGAATAGTGTGTGCATGTGGTTTGATATAGTTCACATTATCAACAACCACATCTGCACAAATAGAATAGTATGGACTCTTGGGATGGAAACGAATGCCTTCCTTTAACAAATTGCCACAATTCTTAAGTCTTGCAATCTCAAAGTCAAGGCGTTTGTTTGCAGTCAACTGTTGTTGTAGTGCAATCTGAGTTGCTGCTGCCTCTTTACACTGATCTTGTAACTTTTTATCTTGTGGAATACTCCAAGTTGCACTAACACCAACTGAAAGGTTGTAACTATCTTTTTGACCAGTTCTAGTTGGTTGCATCCATAGAATTGAGCCAGGATTATCTGGTGCGCCATCATCGTCTAGATCGCGCATATCATACACAGGAGTGTCATAATAATCCTCAAATGGTTTCTGTCCTGATGCAGAACCAGTTACGAAAGGCGTAATGTTAAGGGTGGGACCCTGGCACTGAATTCCTCCGCCGTATGTGTTTGTAATGTAAGGTCCCTGAAGGACTTGTATAGCCTGGTTTGTAACGGAACCTGAACTATTAGCAACAGGAGCAGCAGTAGCAGACACACCACCAACGGTTTCAGCATAGGAAGGAGTAACAAAGAATAATGCGATTATTGCTGGAATATACTTGTAGTGTCGGTTACGCTTGTAATCTCGCTCGTTCTCTGGATAATCGTGTGATTGCTTAGCCCAGGACCAGAATACGTCTCTGTAAACTGAAAGGCCGCGCCTGGTGTTGTTTGTTTGTATGTTGGTACTGCTGTTACGCCTGTCCATGATGATGTCACACCGTTAATAGTTACATTAATATTTCCTCTAGAGGGACTTATCGTCCCACTTGTAGGTTCTACACCACTACCTGTTGCTGAATATTGATATCCAGTATTATAGTCCATCGAATTTATGGTCTCGGTCACCTTGGATGTGGTTTCCGTGTGGCTCGTCATCGAGCCTTGCGTGAAATTTGGGACTACTGGCACTGAATATGCTGGTTGAAGTAGTCCATGAATCACACCAAGAACCAATCCGAGACCGATTGCTTCTTGTAGTCTAGTCATTAGTCAATAACGGTAATTTCAGTGACGAACTGTGCGGTTACACTAGTACCAGCACCTTGAGTAGTACCAGTGACTGTAAGACCATGATCAAGACCAATGGTGCCAGGACTGCC